CGATCAGGATACCCCTTACCAGGTGGACATGATTCAGAAAGACCTGGAAGGCCGCTTCCCAGTGGAAGTCGTCAGCTTTCCCTCCGTCCCCCAGGTGGGAGTCCGAAAAGAAAAAGCGGGGTCTTTCTTTCTTTTTCATTGAAACTCTTTGTAGACTGTGAAGGCCGCAGTCTCGCCGCTCCACTTCCCGGAGGTAAGTTCGACATAAGCCTGGAGGTAGTAAGTTCCGTCCTGGGTGAAGTCAGTATCCACAGTGATATACTTGAGAAAGTTTGTCCCCTCGATCTCCGCAACCCACTCTTTGAGAGTTCCGTCGGGTTGTTTCACCTTCAATTTCTTCACCGTAGCTCCGGTTATGACGCACCCGCAATCTACCAGGACTTCCGTTCCCACATCTCCCTTATAGACTTTAGACTCAGTTTCACTCATGTTTCTTCCTCCAGGGACATTTCGGACTTCATTTCCTTCAGCTTTGTCAAGGGAGAACTTTTCTCCAGCTTGATCTCCAGAGCACTTTCCTTTTCTATTTTCTGGGTGAGCTTAGAACTCAGTTCAATCTTTTCCATTATTCACCTGTGAAGTTAGCCTGAGAACTTTCAGGATCGGACTTGCTAACCTGAGAACTTCTCTTTTCAGGGTGGAAAAACTCAACCCCCGAGTGATTAGCGATTGCTTCCCTCCCAGTCCCCGAGTCACAGACATTAGGCTGGTCGCCTTTCAAAAATGTTTATTTCTGCCGGGTTCCCGTCTTTATCGAATAGGTTGAAAGTAAATAGGATGGTCGCCCCATCTTCGTCATAGAAAATCATTTTCTTGTTTTCTATCTTCCACCTTCCCTTTTCAACCTTGATAACTATACCTATCGCATCCCCAAAGGAACCTTCGGAAGTGTGTTCGCTCCGTAATTCATCCCACACAGCGTCAGCTATTTCCTCTTTAGTAACTGCAACTAAAGGAGCAAGGGTAATGTTTTCCGTATGCTCGGAAGGAGTTATACCCACTGTCACAACTTTGTAACCCGCCTTATCAAAGGCGGCTGAATAATCGGACTCTTGCCATTCGTAATCGTGGGTAAAGGTTGAGTGTTTCTCAACCCACCCTGAACCATCACCCGGCATAAACATTATAGCGGCAAGCTGGTTACCAGAGCCGTCCTTGACATTAAACGTGACGGTGTATTTTTTCTTTTTCGCCGTTTGAATTCCCTCCCAGGGTAGGGGAAATCATCTTCCCTACCGAAATTTTATTCCAACGTAGACACCTTTCAACCACTCCTGATCCTCAAAGTCATACCCCCCGTAGAATCCTACTCTCACTCTATCGGGGAGCATATAGTCAGCGTCAATCAACTCGCAAAACTTCTCTAAGTCCAGACTGGCATTGAGCAAATAGTTCAGGTCATCCTCACTCCCGATCAGGCCAAAGTCCAGACAGAGCGGGCCTTTCTCCATAATTGGAATTGAAATACCCGTCAGCAAGTCCGCACCGTCGGAGTCTATCTCCAGGAAGAAAGCGGCCATAGAGTTTTCCAGGACAGAGGGTGGTTTCTCCGTAGGTTCCTCACCCCAGGCCACCACCGGAACCAGTAGGCAAACAAAGACAAGTAGACTATTCTTCCATTGCATTGAGAAGCAACCCCCCTTCTTTAGTTTTCCTGAGAAGATACTTTCTTTCCCCTAAGCTCACCGTGATCGGGAAGTCAGAATGTTTTTCCAGATTCAGGGACGGTTGAAAGTTTTCCGCTTCAAACCCGGTTTTTACTTCCTGCTTCTCTTTCCTCATAACCCAGATCGTAGAGCCGGGAGCTTCCCTCTGAATAACCCACCTTCCCTTCAGGGACTTCCCCGAGAAGTCAAGCACCGTCTTAGTGTCTGAGTCCTCTACCGGGTCAACCGTAAACCTGTCAATGACAGTATAGTAGGCGGGAAGAACCTTTTCGGGATTCCCCAGAGAGGCTTCCGCATTATAGAGATTTCCTCTGGAGTCCACCCAGACATCTTCCCCAGGTTTGAACCGGTATTCCATTTCTTTTGAAACTACTTGCTTTCCCTCTACCCTGTATTCCCACTTCCCCTTTCCATTCTCCCAGTAGAGTTCCTTCCCCAGTTGAACCTTCTTCAGGGGGACTCCCACCGGCGGGACAGAACCTTCAAAGTCTAACCACTTCGCATTAGGTTCCCCTTTCGGAGTTTTGTCTTTACAAGCCTTTCGGTATGCTACCACCCCCGCAGGTTTCAGGATCGGGTTTTCTTCCAGGTTCCATTCGTCAAGGTAGCCCTTCCCCAGGTCAGCTACCAAGTCCCAATGACTCCACTGTGATACCTCTCCCCTTCGCACAAGCTGACCCCTACTCCAGTGGTATCTCAGAATTCCCTTTCCGGCTTTGGGGGACTCAATGATTTCTTCCTTCACCGGAATTTTATTCCCCTTCAGATCGCCTTTCTCAATTAGGAAATTATAGGCTTTGTCCAGAAGGATTTCTTTTTGTTTTGCAGACAGACCCTTGCCCCACCACTGGAGGTCTGAGGGAATTTTCTTTTCCCACTCCGGGGGGAGACCCGACGGGATCAGGTAGTCATGTCCTTCTGGGGGGACAAACCCTTTCTCTGTCCTTGCTCTCCGGGTCAGAATATAGGGAGTCTGATCAGACATATTGAACCATGCCATCCAGACCGCTTCCACTCCCGGCGGTTGCTTCTCCCACTTCTTTCCCACCCCTATCAGTCTAAAGACTAACCTACCTTTGAACTTCTCCATGTCCAGAAAGAATTCCTCAAAGTAGGGTTTCTTCACAGTAGGAAAGGCGAACCCTTTGTCAACCCGGATCATAACTCTGGGGTTGTCCTTTGTAGCCGGAGCTTTTCCCTTCGGCCAGTAAACTTCAATTCCCGCTAACCGCTCCCAGTTCCCCAGGGGTGACAGAGAGTGAGTCTTTTTCTTTGTCACTAAGACGTGGGTAGCCGGTGGCATATCCGGTCTGAACTTCCACTTGACTTTCTGGGTGATCTCTTTCCCCTTCGCAATAGAGTCCACAACTTCCGTAACCGCTCCCTCCGGTTCGTCCATGAGCGTCCACCCAGACATTGCATTGTCTGTCTTAAACCGGAAGTCTTTGTGGCAGGACTTCCCCCTGAAGTCATGCTCTATCACCGCAGAGTATTTCGGGAGTTTAGTTCTTTTCACTTCCTGAATTGTGGGGGGATTCTTTTCGCCCGTTTCTACAAGCCTGTCTTTCAGTCGGTTCTCTTTCAGTTTCAAAGAAAGATACCTTCTCCCGATCCCCTCTCTCTCCATTGTCTCTAAGTATTTCTCCGGGGAAAGAAACTCTACCTCCAGAATGTTTTCGTAGAGAATTTCTCCCGTTGTCCTGATCAACTTCCGCATTAGTATTCCCGCTTTCCCCGCCCTTTTCACAAGTTCGTCAACCGTATCCGGTTGAGTCTTATCTGACTTCGCAAAGAAGCGGGGTGCCCAGACGGTCACTGAGATAGTGTCGGTCTTTTCGTCGGTGATATAGTTTACAGTCTCACCCTCTATGATTAGAATATCCCCCCGTTCTAACCTCTGGGAAGTCGCAAAAGATTTCCCCACTTCCAGGAAGTCCCGGTCTCTGACTTCCACTCTCCCAGAAGCGGAGGTCTTATGCTCTCCGGGATCAATGGCATAGCGGTAGTTGTATACTCCCGGAGTTTTCGTTTCAATTCTTTCTATCACTATGCCGTGGCAGACGCAATTTTCATGCAGTTTGAACCAGTTATTTTTGCAGTTTACGTCAGGGAAGTAGGGAGAGTTGGCAAGTTTGATCACAAAGCCTTCAGAGGCCGGAGCGATTCTCAGCTTTTCGTAAGTCTTTGTCAGTTCTTCTTCTGAATTAGCTTCTACTTCTGGAGCCAGGTTGAACCGCTTAGAAACGTCGGGAACCCCGACGGTAGACTGAGGGAACTTGAACTCAGACTCCAGAATCTTTTGCCTCTCCCGGTGCGGTTCCAGGTGAATATCCTTCTGGTAGTATACCAGGGAAAAGACATTCGCTAAGATATTAGAGTCGTCAGGTTCCTTCCGGTGAACCGTTCCCGCCGCAACCTCCCTGGGGAAATGCTTTCCTTCTTTCCAGTATTCCAATTCCGTCAGTATGATATAATCTTTCGAGCAAAGAGTCTTTGCCGCTTCACACAGCCGGGGGAGCTTTGTAGTTATATCTTCCCCGTCCTCAGAGAATATCTGAACCCGGTTGTCCGCTTTGTGAATTTGACAGGACATTCCGTCGTATTTCTTAGAGCACAACCAACCCACTTTGAAAGAAGCGGGTTTCAGGTGCTTAGTCAGGTTTTCTATATTCTGTCTCTGACCCTCCAGGGTAACTCTGATAGGTTTCATTTGCAGGAAGAACCGGAAGGGTTTGATTGTATTTTCAGCCTTTGACAACTCTGCGTCCCTTCTCTCTTTCGGCTTCGCCGCTCTGGGAACTTGCTCTGTTATCTCCCCTTCGTAAACCAACTCTTTGTAGCCTGGGTAGTCAACGTCATAGAACTTAGCTTCCCTCTTGGGTAGCAATACCAGGTCGTGAGTCGGCATATACCTCCAGTTCGCACCGATGGTCGCCCCTACCAGGTGACAAGGGAATCCTAACCTATCAGCTAACCGGTTGAGCTTGATACCAATTTCCGGGTTGATTTCTTTCATACGGAGAACCCAGTCAACGTCATTAGGAACCTTACCCTTTGTCCAGACGGAAGAACCTGAGAAGGAAGCAAAGTCGGGAATGAAAAGGATCGGGCCAACTGTCTGCATCTTCTCCAGAAGTCCCTTCAGATAGTGATCGTAAAGTCCTTCGTCAATTTCTTTCTCTGAAAAGGCCGCTTCCAGGAATCTGACTTTAGAAATGAAAGTTAGACCTCCCCTGGGAACCTTCACCTTCCGGGGTTCGGGATAGGGTGTAAACTTGGCAATAGGATAGGCAAAGAAAGAAGTTCTATCCGGCCACCATTTCTCTCTCTCTATTTCGCTAATTTTGTGAACCTTCCCGAGCAATCTAAATTCCGCAAGGGTGATCTCCCTGGGTTTGTCAAACCGGATCACTCCGTAGGCAAAGTCTAAGTCGCAGAGAATGTTATCTTCCAGCATCATAGGGAATTCCCTGGGATTGATTACCAGGTTCTTTTCTCCGTCAAAGAGCATTTTTGGGTGGGGAGAGGGAAAGTAAATTCCCCTTTGCACTTTTGCTTCTTCAATATCCCACTTCTCCAGGGGGAAATTGGCAAAGACAATCTGAACCCTTCTCCCTACGGGAGCTTCAGAACCCTGAGCTTTCTGAAGCATTCTCAGGAAAGATTGCTCCACTACAAACCTTCTTTTGTGAATCCCTTCCCCGGCGAAAAGGTTTTCATTTTCTTTGGTGTAGTTCAGAAAGACAACCCACTTCCCCCGGAGCTTTTTCACTCTCTCTGCAAGTTCCCCGTAGTCTATCCCTCCGGTTCTATACCAATCAGCCGCATTAGGGAAGGGTGGGTCAATGTAGAAAAAGGTATTCGGGGAGTCAAATTTTGTGAGGGTTTCTCTATAATCCGTTTTGTGAATTTCCACTTTGCCTTGATTCAGTCTTTCCCTGGCCGCCTGGAAGATTCCCCAGGGGGAGAGCGTCCGGCCCTCCAGGGACTTTCTCCAGGAACTATGCTTCAGGAACCCTCCCTTATTCGCACAAAGATAATACTTCAGTTTGTAGAGTCTATCCCTACTCCCCTTCCACTGTCTATTCTCTAACTCCGTCTTGATCCGTTTCCACTTTTCCTCAGTGATCACCCAGTCCTTTTCCTTCAAAGCATTGACATCAGCTTCGCTCATTTTCTGAAGGAAAGAATGAAGGAAAACTATATCATCGTCAAGGTCTGCTAAGATTTCTCTCTTGGCAACTGAAGGCTTTCGGTAGAAATACTCTGCGGAACCGCAAAAGGGTTCGCAGTAAATCGTATGCCCTGGGATACATCCGTTCATTTTCTCCAGGATATTTTTGATTGCCACTCTGCCATATACCGCAAAGGGCGCACCTTCCTGGACTTCTTCTTCCTTCACCTCTAACCGTTTCACTTTCTTTGTAACTGTCACCCCCAGGACAAAGGGAGTTATCTTCTTAGCTCCCGCTTCCGTCAAAGCTCTGAAGCATTGCCGCAGGGTTGCGCCGGAGGAAACCAGGTCGTCAAAGAGTAGGATTGTTTTCCCGGAGACCCCGCTTGCTTCCATTCGATATTTCCCTTCCAGTCTGGTCAAGGTTTCTTTGAAAGGTCTCCGCAGTCTTTTTGCAAGCTCCCTGGCAAACTCAGGCGCAGTTGTCTTTTTCTCCCCGTCTATCTTCCCGAACCCCGGAGGGGGAACCGTGATCAGGTCAAAGGCAAGTCCCCTGACTTTCCGCACCGCTCTCTTTGTCAGTTCTTCCCTTGCTTCTTTATTTCCCCGGATCATATATTGATATATCATTTTTGAAAAAGCGTCGGGTTTGAACTTCTTCTGAATCCTCAACCCGTAGGGAATATAATCCCCCAGGTAAAGAATAGGAACTGAGGCTTCCTCCAGTTCTTTTTTGCGTTTCTGATCAAGTTCACTTAGTCTCATTGCCTTGTCCCTTCTTTTTCGGAATGTGAACCTTCACTCCGTTCTTCAGTATATACATCGTCTCCGTCCCCAAGTCCAGGGAGTCAGCAATGAAAGATTCAGGAATTTTCAGAAGCCCGAGAAGTTTGCAGTCCTCTCTGAACCGTGTCACCGACGGTTTCATTGCTCTTTCTTCTCCCGTTCCTTTAGAGCTTTCTCCATTGTCTCCCACTGTTTTGCCACCCTTTCATAGTCTCTCTTTGTCGGCATCTTCCCCGTTGTGTAGTCTACCTCCAGAGCTTTACCGTCCAGAGTTACCTTTGGTTCTCTTTGCTTTCTCATTATCTTTTCCTATGCCCGTATTTCCACCCCAGGAGTTTTGCTACCCTTTTCCACACTTCGTCATGGTGAATGAGATTAGCTTTTTCTTTACTCAGTTCACCTGAGCTGACTTTCGGCCAAAACATATCCCTCTGTATTTGATCTTCATGCTGGTAGACTGCAAAGAAAGCCTGGGGGGAAGTTCCCCAATCCTTCCCGGTTCGTCTGATATAATAAGTAACATTCCCGTATCTGCTATGCGGAGCGATTGCCCTCATTTCTTTCAGGTTAGTGTCTATGGTCAGTCTCAAGTCCTGGGGAGAAAAACTTCCAGAGGACGGGTGATTGTGGGTAAAGACTCGCATCTTCTTCAGTTTTTCCACTTCACTTACCCTGAAGTCAATCTGACTTTGCTCCCCCCGCTTGTGAAACACTTCGTCATTGATAGCGTAGCAAGCCTCCCAGTTATTCCCTGTCTCATTGAGAATATCTGTTTCATATTCTCCAATAGCTTTTTTCTTCTGCAACTCATAATCTTCTTTGTAGCTTACGGACTCTACATAGTGGCATCGGCAATTCGGGTGTAGGGGAATCCCCACCCCACCCACAAGCCCCTTCTCCGTCACTTTGAACTCTGATCCATTGAGAGCAAGGCAAGCCGCACAAGTTCTATTGTCTACAATAGCTTCCCACTTAGCGGTGACTAACAGTCCCAGGGCGGCGGCATCCCGCATCCTTGCTTCGGCGGCCATTCCGTAAGCTCTCATAGCTTCCGTTCTGTAAATGGTTTCTCCCCGGTAGCGGGTATTCCGAAAGATACTGGGATCGGTGAGGTTCCTTCCGATCCTGTCTATCACTTGCCGGGGTCTCGCCCCCATGAGTATCCCCCTGGCAATTTCGGAATTGATAGCCTTCCGCTTTTCGTCGGTGAGTCCCACTATCAGGTCAGCCGAGAAGTCGGTGATCACCTTGACCAGGGACGGTGCAATAGAGGGAAACCCTACAAACCGTCCCGTCGCAGTTATAGCATCCGGCAAAGCGTCCGTTCCGAAAGTAAAGTTTTTGACGACGGTGTTTTGCAGGTCGGCAGTTGCTTCCCTTTCCAGTCTGTCCATTGCATTGTCAACCGCAGTCCTCATTGTCCCCAGGTATGCGGCTTCAAACTGCGGGACTTCTGATATTCTCGCAATTATATCCCGACGGGTTTCGTTCAAAAGATTCCGGTATCTTTTTATCTGACCGTCGGTGAAGTCATTGCGGAGTTTCAGAATGTTTTGCATCCGCATTTTCCAGGCATATTGCTTACTTAGACTTACGGGCATTTTTATAATCCCTGGTCATGTAGGACTCCATTGACAAGCCCTTCTTTTCCCACTCTTTCTTTTCGTCAGTCGGAGACTGACCCTTCTTCACCCCTTCCACTTCGTAGCCCAGGCGGGTCAAGGCCATTTTGAAAATTCCCTCCGCTTCCGGTTGCGTCAACCACCCGTTCTCAGTCGCCAGGGTGAGGGAGTTAGTCACGGTTTTCAAAACATCTGAATAGACTCCCAGGTCTCTGACAGTTATGTCCGGCATTACGACTTCAAAAGACCGGTTCCCTTTCCCTCCCCGCTTGTAGTCTTTCAACCCGGAAGGGTTATACTTCACTTTCTGGTCAATAGCAAAGTTGATCATTTTCCGAAACATCCTGCGGATAAAAGCCTGGAACCTGGTCAGCCCTTTCAGGGTGGGAATTGAGGACTCAATCGTTCCCGCCTTTGATCCCTTGGCCTGGGTGAACCAATGGAAGGGTATCCCCGCACCTCCCAGGATTAGAGACAGAAGGTGATTAAGTTGCTCTATTTGCTCTCCCGCTTGTATTTTAGGAGTAACCGCATCCCACTTTTCTCTCTGGTTGTGGACGTGAAAAGAACCGGGTTTCGGAGGCTTCTTTTCCAGTTCGTCTCTCCGCTTGTCGCAGATCAGTTGCGTTGCACCGTCCAGGGTGACACTCCAAATAAAACACCTGGCCGCATAGCTCCGGTCAATTAGGTTATTCACTTCGTCGTCATAGTCACCTATGTAATTGAAAAGAGTTAGAAGGTCGGAGTATCCCCGGTTCAGAGTGGACAGCTTGTGAATCTGAAAGAGAAAGCAATCCCCCTCATATTGATATTGCGTTCCGTCCCGGACAAGCCGGATCGGAACCAGGGATTTCTCTATATTCTTTATTTTCACCCCGACAATCTTACTGGCATTTTCCTTATCGTTTTCGATCTTCTCTATATTCGCATTGTCAATGAAGCCCAGTTTTACATCTCCGTTTTTATCATTGACAAAGGCTTTCAAAAGAAGTTCGCCCATGACCAGCAATTCAATTACCCGGCCAAACTGTGTTTCTCCGAAGTCGTTGTCAGGATCATCCCAGAAGGTATCAATTATCTCCTGAATCTTTTCGTCTTTTGCCACAACCTTGATACCCTTCCCTAAAACATGGTCAACCTTTGTCTCAATGATTCTTTTCGCTAAGAGGTTTTCCCGGAAAAGATAGTCTGCAATTGTCAGGTGTCTTTCGTATTGAAACGGGGGAACGTCCCTTTTCGTAGACACCAGGGATCGCCACCCTGCGTCCTTCTGAAAGGCGGCGGGAAAAAGACTTGTCTCCCTCAGCTTTTTGACTTCCGCTCTTAGCTTCTGAATTTGCGTCTTTTTCGGTTTTTCCATTTTCTTTTTTTTCTTCACCGCCATAGCCTTCCCCTTTCTCTTTCCCGAAAGTAGTTACTTTCTTCAGTAGCCGCCGCTTCTTCTCTCTGGGAGGCAGAAGCAAGCTCTCCGGTTGACATCCCCATAAAACCGTAAAGCACACAGTCCATTAGGTGATCATATTTCGCAATCGGCATTTCACTCTTTGTCTCGCCCTCCGGGGGACGGTGGTAAACTTCAATTTCGTCAGTCAAGTTAGGGAGGTCTTGCAGGACAAGTATCTTCCCGCTTGCGAATCCCCCGGCGCACCTCTGGAGTCCCAGGGACTTCCGGGACTCTCCCGCTATTGCGTTCAGGTCTGCAAGGCACATATCAGCTATGTAGTCAGGTTCCGACGGATCGCAGTAGAAAGTCTCAATGCCCCACTTTGTTTTCAGTAGCTTCCCTTGTGCGATTATATCCCCGATCAACTTCTGGGTCTGATACCATTCGTCAGCAAGGAAGTAGTGTAGCTCCCCGCTATTATCAGGAAGGTAGGACTCTATCAATACCAGCATAGCGGCGGGGTTTGTATAACCAAAGTCCACTCCCGCCGCCACTCTCTGCCAGAACTTTTTGGGTGGTAATCTTTTAACCGCTCTCCAGGAAGGATATACTAAGCCCTGCATCTTTCGGAACTGTCCCAGGTATCGCATTGCGAAGGCTTCCGGTGAGAGCTTTTGTCTTTTCTTTGCCATTTCTTTCCGGGGGAAGGTGGGGTTTGCGTCGGAGGGAAATTGAACTACCTGATATTCCGGGTCGCTCTGCAACCAGGAATTATAAAAGTCGTGGTATAACCAGTTGCAAGCATACGGGGTTGTCGTCAATAGAATTTTTCCACCGGTCTTTGAAACTCTATCCTGCATATTCAACCAGGCTGAAAGAGTCATCATCCCCGCTTCGTCGGCCCAGACGGACTTTGCCGGTATCCCAACTATGTCCTGGGGTCTCTCGACACTCCGACAGAAAACATTCGCTCCGTTGTGGCATTTCAATACAGAGTCCATTTTCTTCCACTCACCCCACCCAAAATACCGATTGAAAGCAAGGAAGTCTTTCAGGGTTGACTGGTTCCCGATCTTATAGGTCGGGAATAAAACTAAATGATCAGCCTCACCCCCCTGGGTGATCTCCCTTCCGATCCAGTAGCAACCGAAAATTGTCTTTCCCGCCTGGACACCGGAGATCAACCCGAGATACCGGGTCGGTGATACCCAGGCGGTAGACTGGAACTCATGTAGGGTGATCCCCTTCTCCAGGTCTGAGGACTTAACCATCCTTCTCTCTCTTTCAACTACCGGCGCAAAAGGACATCCCTGTCTCCCTTGCCGCTCTTAGACTCCGGTGACTCCCCTGGTCAACCCTACCTGGACTTTGTTTCTCAGGTGAGAGGGTATCAGGAAAAGGTCGAACTCCCGGAAGGGTATCAGGTGGAGGTCGCCCCCGGTTCGCTCATAGAGCATTGCCCCCGGAAGTATCCATATCTTCCGCACCTCTTTGAAATTTCTGAAGTCAAATACTTTCTCCAGGACAGTTCCTTTTTTTTCTACTTTTCTTTTTCTACTTTTTCCCGTAGTCATTTTTCTCTCTCACCTCCCTTTTCTTTTTTTTTCTTGACAGAATTGAAATGTCAGGATAAACTTCCCCTTACTATTCCGGTTCAACTTATTCTACCTCTAAGTTT